TTGTCGGCGGCGAACTAAGTGAACTCGCTTCTTAAGCGAATTTTTTGAAGTGACTTAGTCACTATATACTACTATTTTTATTTTTATTATTATTAAAGGCGGATGAATTAAATAAGAGACCTTAGAGGAATACTTTCGGTGTAACCTTTGGGTTACAGTTCGGACTGTCCACAAACGGACACCGACAAATTGTCCGGAAATGGACACCAACGGTTGGCAAATCCCACCAATCAGCGGCCCAAAAGACCACAACTGGCCCCAAGTGACCTAGTCACTTCAAAAAATTTGCTAAAGAAGCGAGTCGCTCCTCAATCGCATCCCGCGCAGCCTCAAGCCGGCGGATTTCGGCGAGACGCGCGGCCTCGCTCGCAGCGTAAGCGGCTTCCCCGGCCTCCAGTCTCGCTGAGACTTGATCTCTTTGGGCGCGCCGCAAGGCCAGCTGTTCCGACGTCAACGGCTTGAGCTCGGTCAGCGCGGGAGCCTTGACCACGGCGTCGTCGGGTTTCGCAATGACTGGCGTGACGGTCCGCGAGCCCCCGATCCGGGACAGCGCGAGGGCCACGAAATCGCGACGGCGCTTGCGGGGATCGACGGACCTGTCCAACACCGGTTTTGGGAAATTTCCCAAATCCGCGCCGCGCTTGGGGTTGCGGTTCTGCCGCGCCTCCTTGCGCGACGGCGCCGAGAACTCTTGGCGCTCCCGTTCCGAAACCCAGGGATTGCCCATGCGCTCGAATTGCGCGGCATTGCTGTCATAGCCTTGGACGTGGGCGCGGGACATCAGGCAGTCTCCTACTGGGCTCATGTGAGGGGCGCGCGGGAACGGGGAGGGAAGCGCGCGCCCCTCGCAAGAGCCCAGTTTGGGAAATTTCCCAAACTGGGCTTAGGAACTAGGCCGCAAGCGCCTCTTCCGCCTCTGCGGTTTCGGCATAGCGCGCCTTGATGGTTTCCATCAGCGACGCAATGGCGTCATCGGCCAGCAAAAGGTCGTCGGCCGATGCTTCGGCAATGGCCAGCGCGGCGCGCTCAACGATGACGGAAAGCGAAGTCTTAGCAACTTCCGGCTCGCCTTCCTCTTCCTCGCCTTCCGGCTTGGCGTTGTCAGCGGCTTCAACGGCCGCCTTGCTCGCTTCAGCGCGCAACTTCGCAAGCTCTTTGCGCAGGGCATTGAGCGATTTGGGCGCATCCGGCGAGACCGTTGCAAAGGCAATGGCAATAGGACGGAAAGCCTCTGCTACAGCGCCAGTGTTGGCAGCTTCAAAGACGTCAATAACGCCCTCCGCCACCTTGCGGATAGCATCGCCGCCTTTGACGTTGCGAAGGCTGGAAAGCGTTGTTCCCGCCTTCCCGTTGGCCATCTTGGGCTTCAGGATAGCGCATAGTGTCGCAGTCATGTCGCCAACCGTCATGCGTCCGGAAAAGAGACCGCAAAGGCCTTCCCGGCTCCAGTCGGTTGCCTTGTTCTCAAAGGAAACGCCCTTTTGACGCAAGTCTTCGGTCGTTTCGCCATAGTGCGCGATATCAAATGCAATGGCAGTCATGTTGTCCTCCAATGGAAATTGGGAAATTTCCCAAGCATGGGCAGCGCGCACGACCAGCGCCCCCGCCAGTGGCGAGGGCATGAGGGGAGCCGTGGCTCCCTGAAGGGGCGTTTGCCTGTCCATGTGCTCACCATAGACGGGCTTCCCAGGTAGAATACTAATACTTGCATAGTATTAGTAACACACTGACATAGATATAGTTGTGGTCTAAAAGATGAATGTTTCCAAGCACTTAGGCGAGGAAGGGTGCCACGTTGTTGCCGTGGGAGAGAGCGGGTGTGACACGGATCATCCGGAAATCGTCCCGGGGTAATTTTGCCATTTTCCTAAGTCACAGGCCGACTTTATCTACAGATTTGCTGTAAATCCACGCCCATTGTCGTTGATTTCGTCGAGTTTCGCGACAAATTCGCGCCTGGACAGCTCGATCGCGCCCATTTTCACGGCGAGGCACCTCGTTTTAACTGAAATAGCACATAAATTGGACTTATGCTCTAAAACGCATATTCCGAGCCTCTCAGTCGCGTCGAGCAGCTCACCGGGGGTGTCAGCGGTCATTTGAGCCAGGGCGTGAGGTCCGACGTAGACGCTCACCGTCCCATCTTCTCTTCGATGAACTCACGAGCCAGGCGCGCGATGGTTTTGTCGCCCCAGACGGTCTTCCAGCTCCGGCAATAGTCGCGGCCTTTCCATCTCAACCGAAGCGACAGATACCCTTTGTCTCCGAGACACTCGTAAACCTCAACCAGACCGGCCGGGTGACGATAGACGCCCTCGCGATAGGCCCCGCGCCACTCGTGCATGGACAGGTAACCACGGGCGCCAGGACTCCAGTCCCACTCGTCGAAGTCGGTCATCTTGACAGTCATGGCTTAACCCCCGTCGGGACGGCCAGCCGGAGCCCAGTCACCTTGTCCCGGGTGACCTTCATCTCGTCCTGATACTCGGCCACCCGGTATCCGAGCTGCTCGAGCATCGTCTTGAAGCGCTCGTACGTGACGCCGTATCCTGTGCTGACCGTCTTCTGGTAGAAGATGTATTGCTCGAAGACGGTCTTACAGTCGGCCTCGGATTTCCCGTCGGGCCTGACTCGCTCGCAGCTCTGCAGGAAAGCAGCGACCGAGTTGTTGCTCCGCAAAATGAGGTTTTCCAATCGTCGGTGGGAAGCCGGCAGCGTGTATTCACGCTGCTGCAGGAGCCGGGGCAGGGCCTCGACCACCCAAGCAGCGATCGCTTCGCGTTCCTCGGCAATCACGACCTGGGCGAAGTCGAGGATCCGATCCTTCTCCTCCACCTTGCGGGTGAACTCGAAGATCACCCAGCGGCGGATGAAACCGTCGCTGGTGTCTCTCGACCGAGGCAGATGGTTCGACGCGAACCAGTGCGCGCACATCGGAGCGAAGGTGAATCCGTCCTTGCCCTTGTACTCGGTGTGTTGCGGCTCGCCGCAGACAATGCCTTTGAAACGCTCGCCCGAGATCATCGCGTCCTCGGGCAGCTCGCCGCAGACGTTCAAGACCTTGCCGACCATGCCGTTGAGGTCGAACCGCTCGCCCCACTTGTGCGGCGGCAGCGCGCAGACCGCGTTCTCGGGCATCATCGCCCGCAGGATGTCCAGCAGCTGCGACTTGCCCGTGCCACCGGGCCCGTAGAGCAGGATTGCCCGCTGGTAGCGCGGCCCGATGCCGAACATGGTCGCTGCCAGCACTTCCTGCAGCGCCTTGACCTTGTCGTCGTAATCCGGATCGTCGCCCCACGCGCGCTCGAGCATTTCGAGGAACCGGTGACACTCGTGGCGCCGCGCGGGTACATAGTTGAATGGCATGGTGAACGTCTTGCCGAACGTCGGACTATGTTCGTGCAGCTGCAGGTTCATATCGAGGAACCCATTGGCGAAGTTGATCCCGAGCTCGGGGTTCTCCTCGAGCGGAAGGTCGACCAGCACGCCGATCGTCTTGACGATCGCGCCATAGTCGGAGTGGCGCTTCGACAGCACATTACCTTTGACCCGCTCGGCGATGTATTTGTAGATCACCCCATCGGTGAGCTGGGCGAAGCACGATCCGTTCCACTGCCAGAAGCTGCCCTGAGCATGGCGTAGTTCACCACCGCGGCTCATTTCCTCGATCACCTGCCGCGCGATGGCTTCGTGATCTTCGGCGATTTCGGTCTCCCCGCCGCCGACGGTCCGAGCTTCCTTGAACATCTTCTTGATCGCGGCGCGGTTCATCTTCGCGCCAGATCCGAGCGCAGAGTCGATCGCAGGAATGAGAGTGTCGAACTCGAACTCGTCGAACTGCTCGTCCGCAGCAACTTTCCCGACCACCTCTCGAACTTTCTGCAGCGCCCAGCGGTCGTCGCCCTGCTTCTGAGACACCTGTTCCATCAGCCACTCACGGGCCCGAACGAAGTCCCAGCGCTCGGCCTTGTTCTTCTCACCGATCATTTTGATGGTGGGGTGCTCGAGCAGCTCGTCAGTCAGGTTGGCGTCCCAGCCTTCGGGCAGGGTTCGGCCACCCTCAATGTCGCGCAGCAGAAACTCGAGGAGCTTCGCGACGCCCTTTTGCGGATCCATGTCGTCACCCGCGGCGCGCGCGGTGAAATTCTCGACCCAATGATGCATGTGCTGCATCGCCTCGACGAGCGACGGCCGGAACTTCCGATCCAGGCCGAACACGCATCGAGCCAGGTATCCGGCGTGGCGCACGAGCTGGATGTCGCGCTCGCCGGCCGGGACCACATCGAGTGGCTTACTCCTCCCCTCATGGGAGAGCACCACGCCCTTGACGCCGAGAGCCGCTCGCAACCGGTCCTCGATATCCACGCCGAGCGCGGGGATCTGGTCCATCACCTCCCACAAGTCACTGGTGGCCGTGTATGACTTGCCGGTGTCGGGGTGGATCGAGGGTGGAAGGACGAGCTGGTTGCCGAGACCCAGGAACTCGCAGATCATTCCCTCGTCGGATCGGATCTTGAAGTTCTTCTGGCCCTGCCAGCGAAACACCAGCGCGCAGCCCTTCGCGCCGACGCGGCGCCAGGGGGTCTCGGGCAGGCAGTCTTCGATCGCTTTGACCAGAACCTCGTCGGTGGTGTCGATGTCGATCGCACAGAGCTTGGAGGCGGGGCCGAAGGGGAGACCGATGTTCGACCGCGGGTATTCCGACAGCCAATGCTCGCGCACCGCAGCCGACGGCATGTTCGAGCCGTATTGGGTCCACTCGGACAGGATCGGAGCCTTGCTCCTCACCTTGAGGGGCATGGCGGGGATGCCCGCCTCCCAGTAGTAGGGGGCGAAGTCGCGGAAAACGTGCTGGCTCAACAGTAGGGCTCCAATCTCTTCAGGAATTCGTCACGCCGTTCTTCGGCGACCAGGTCATCGAGGATGCCGATGACCGTCTGCTGGAACTCCATCACTTTGCGTGAGCTGGCGAAGCGTTCGCGGATCGAGACCAGCTTCTCCATCAGCGACGCCCTCGTCTTGAGGATTGTCAGCTTCGTGGCTGTGTCCATCTGCTTGAGCTCGCCGTCTTCGGTCTTCGCCATGTTGCGAAGCTCGGCCAGCATCTCGCGCGCTTCGGTCTCGAGCTCGGCGGCATCATCGTCCGTCAGCTCTTTCTTGTTCGATGGACGGCCGACCTTGCCGCGCTCAGGTTTCTCGACCTGAACCTCGACGATGCGCTCTATCTCCTTGGGTTCGAACAGTTTTTCGAGGAGAGCGATCGTGTCGTTGTCGTAGGGACAGTCTTTTCGTCGCAGGTAACCTTCTTCGGCGTCACACGCGGCTTTGAGTTCCGCGATGCCCTGCAGGACACCGAAGCGCAGGGTGGGGAAGTTGCTCATCCCGACCCTAAGACCCCTCGGCCGAAATTTTCGCCAGCCAACTTTTTGAAGTGACTGAGTCACCTCAGTCCACCGGTCACAGTTCGACCTTGAGTTCCGTGCCCGCCCGAAGCTTTACGCTCGGTGATGTTCGAGGACCTCTACCAGACGGTGAAGCAGCGTTACGGCGCCGGTTCCTCGAAGCAGTCCAACAGCGAGTGGGTCTGCAACAACACGACGATCAAGCGCGCGACGCCGTTCTCATTCGACGGCTACGAATTCCAGCGCGCGATCATGGACGACATGCACCCCGACCTGTCGTGCATCAAATGCTCCCAGGTCGGCCTCACCGAGGTCCAGCTCCGCAAATATCTCGCAACACTGACCCGGTATGATGCGGTGTCGGGCATCTTCTCGCTGCCGAACGAGGACATGTTCAAGCGCGTCTACAAGACCCGCCTTAAGCCGATCCTCGACCGCGACGACATCTTCAACCCACCGATGGATGTGAAGCCGATCCGCTCGACCGGACTCATCCAGATCCGGGAGAGCTTCGGTTACATCACCGGATGCGGGGAAGACGACGCGACTTCAATCCCCGCCGACTTCCTGATGCACGACGAGCTCGACCTGTCCCCCGAGGACATGATCGGTCTGTATCAGTCGCGTCTGCAGAACTCGAACATGCGGATCACGCAGAAGTTCTCGACGCCCACCTTCAAGGGCTACGGGATCGACAAGGACTACAAGCTCACCGACCAACGTGAATACGAGATCCGCTGCTCAGCTTGTAACCACTGGCAGATCCCGCTCTTCAACCGGAAGTTCGTTCACTGTCCCGAGTTCGACCAACTCAACCTCAAAGAGTTCACGGACCTCACGCCAGAGATCATCGCGACGATGGATCTCTCCGAGACCTACGTCCATTGTGAGCGCTGCTGCAAACCACTGGACCTGGCGAACCCGGAGCTCCGCGAGTGGGTGGCTCGTCATCCAAGCCGAACGGCGTTCCGCGGATATTACGTCCGACCGTTCTCGGCCGGCCGGCTCAGCCCCCAGTATGTCTTCACGCAGCTCGCCAAGTATCAGAAGGTCGGGTTCACCCGCGGCTTCTTCAACACCGTGCTCGGCGAGCCGCACAACTCGGCCGACAGCCAGGTCCAGCGGGAAGACGTCGAAGCCTGCATGATCAGCGGTGAGATTGCCAATGTCTCCTACGGCACGCCCGTGTTCATGGGCATCGACGTCGGCTTCCAGTGCTACATCACGCTCTCATTCGACGACGAGAAGGGCACTCCGCACTGGGTTCTGTTTGAGCAGGTGCCGATCGCGCGTCTCGAGGCGCGGATCGCTGAGCTCCGCAAGGTCTATAATATCGTTGGCGCGGGTATTGACCGCTTCCCCTTCACGCCAACCGTCGACGCACTCCGGGACTTCACTCAAGGCCTGGTGATGCCAATCCAATGGCGCGGCGAGAAGGGTCTCATCCCTCAGAAGGACGAGCTCGGGGTGCTCACGCACTATTCGGCGAACCCGACCCAAACCTTCGACCGAATGCTCGCTGCCATCTCCCAAAGAAAGATGGTGATCGGCGGTTACACGCATTCCCGGGAGACACTCATCACGCACCTCTGCGACATGGTGCGCGATGAAAGTCCCGACGCAAATGCCGAGGCGACGTGGAAGAAGACCAGCGGCAACGACCACTACTTCCACTCGATGGCTTTCAACTTGTTGAGCCGGAGGATCTGCGAACACATGTACCAGACCCAGAGCGGGGTCACCGCGACCTCCAGCACGATCAGCGGTGCCACGATTGGCGCCCAGGACAACCTTCCGGGGCATCATGCTTCCACGTCTGACCGGTTGGGTCTGACGCGCCAGCGCGGTGACGTCATTACGAGGCACCGCTGATGGCGATCTCGAACCCCATCAAGCTCATCCTGCCGAAGGGCAAGATCAAGGGTGGCCGGAGCTACACGCCGACTTTCCGCCCCAGCAATTCGTTGCTGACCGCGCCGCAGTATCGGAATCACCTCGACCAGCTCTTTGATAGCCGGCTGACTTCGGACTCGCGCGATCTGTTGAACGCCGCGGTCAACAGCGATCCGGATGTCTCGGCCGCGGTGCACGCCTATCTGACGATCGCGTCGAGCGCCGAGCTCATCATCTACGGTTACGACGCGAATGGTGTGCTTGACCCGCAAGGCATCGCACTCGGCCGGCAGATCCTCGAACAGATCACGGTCGTGTCAGATTATTCGGTCGGCTTTTCCAACAAGCCGCTGCTCGACGGGCTCTGCCAGGACTTGCGCTATTACATGCTGCTCCGTGGCATGAACTCGGCCGAGCTCGTCTTCGACAAGACGATGATCCCGAGCGAGTTGCGTCTGGTTGATCCGGCTTCGATCGTCTGGAACGAGAAACAGCCGGGGGTCTATTCCCCCGTTCAGAAGCCGAAGGGCGGGGGCGTCCAGATTGATCTCAACATCCCAAGCTTCTTCGTCAGCCGGTTCCATCAGAACCCGACCGACGTCTACACCTTTTCGCCGTTCGTCTCCGCGATCAACACGATCGCCGCGCGCCAGGAGGTCATCAACGAGCTGTATCGCATCATGCGCGTCGTGGGCTATCCGCGTCTCGACTTCCAAGTCATGGAAGAGGTGCTGATCCAGAACGCGCCCGCCACCATCCGCCAGGACCAGGTGAAGATGCGTGAGTTCGTCGACAACGAGATCACCAAGATCAAGACCCAGCTGGCTTCAATCCGCAGCGATGCTGCGCTCGTTCACTCGAGCGCGGTCACGGCCAAGGTCATCAATGACAAAAACCCCGGCGCCGGCATGGCTGTCGCTGATGTCATCAGTGTCCTCGACAGCCAGAACCAAGCGGCGCTGAAGGTGATGCCGGCGGTCGTCGGCAAGGCCGACGGCGGACAGGTGGCGGGGACCGAGGCGCGTCTCTTTGCGCTAGGCGCGGACAGCCTCAACCGATCGATCTGCGGTGTCCTGACCCAAGCACTGACCCTCGCGGGCCGCCTGGCTGGCTATCAGGGCCGAATTGTCGCGCAGTTCAATCCGGTCGAACTGCGTCCGGTCCTCGAGCTCGAGCCGCAGAAGGTGATGAAATCGGCGCGCCTCAAGCAGGATCTGTCGGCCGGCCTGATTACTGATCTCGAATATCACATGGAGATGTACGGCCGTCCGCCGCCTGAAGGTGCACCGCAGCTCTCCGGCACGAACTTCCTCGCCCCCAACGCCGCAGGTGCGAACGTCGATGTCTCGAGTATCTCGCCGAACCAGGACAGCCATGGCCGCTCGCTCGCTCCAGAAGGCGGGAAATCAGCGAAGTCGAACGCCTCAAAGCCTGGATCAGGAACCAAGCTCCGATTTGAGGTCGACGTATGATCAACATGCCATCACCGATCACGGAAGACGGCGACATCGTTCTCCATGCGAAGGCGGGGCTTCGGATCCCGGTCTTTTTCCAGCAGGAGAACGGTGCGCCTCGGGACATGACCGGCACGACGGTGAAGTTCTATGTCCAGGGTAGCTCGACGATCTTGTTGACTGCCGGCACTTCGATTGATGAGCTGATCCTTGAGATCCCCGTCGGTTTCTACAACACGCTGATCGGCAAAAAGGCTGATTTCGCCCTTGTCGACGAGACGGCCGTGCCCGCCAATGATCTTTGGAGCGGCGTGCTGTTCGTGACCGGCTTCGCATGATCACGATCACAGCCAAGAATATCGAGCGAATTGTCGTCCGAGACGGCACCACCGCCGTGGTGCAGCCTCTTCCCCGTAGCGCACAGCTTCGCGTTGTTCAAAGTGCGAGCCCGATTCCTGTGGAACCAGGGCAGGTGCCCGACCCCGGCGATCTGGTGCTGCTTTTTGAGACCAATCTGGGTTGATGAGGATGCGCTCGCTTGATCACGCTTCAAGAACGTCTGCAGGATTTGACCGTGCGCGTGGCGGGCGAGTTCAACGCTGTGCGCGCGGAGCGCGGTTTCACCTGGATCGCTCCGTCAGCTCAGCCGGTGTGGATGATTCCGCACAATCTGGGTCGCTATCCGGTCGTCTCGATCCGTGACTCGGCCGGTGACGTGATCGTCGCCGATGTCCAGCACCTCGACGCCAATGTCCTCACGATCACCTTCAGTCAGCCCACGCTGGGCTCTGCTGACCTCTCGTAGGAGCCCCTGACCGATGAAGATCTACAACGCTCAGGACTTCCAGAAGAACGCGGCAAAGAGCATCGTCATCGATCCGCTCTCGGCGGATCCGAGCGCGCCCGTCGTCGGTCAAACGTATTTCAACACCTCCACCAACCAGCTGCTCACGTACAACGGCACCGCATTCGCGAACAAGGCGACGGACTCCGCGCTGCTGAACGGTCAGAACGCGGCCTTTTATCTGGCCCGCGGCAACCACACCGGCACGCAGACTGCCGCCACCATCAGTGATCTCGCGACGACCGTTCAGGGCTATCGGCTCGACCAGTTCGCCGCACCCACTGCCTCTGTTCCTTTCAACAATCAGAAGGCGGCGGGCCTCGCGGATCCGACGAACCCACAGGACGCCGCGACGAAGAATTATGTCGACGCGCAGGTGCAGAACGCCGCAGCTGGCATCGACAGCAAGCCTTCCGTCCGCGCGATCGCGACCGCCAACGTCGCTCTTTCAGGCACTCAGACAATCGACAGTGTCAGCCTTGTCGCGGGTGACCGAGTTCTTCTGACAGCGCAGACGACGGCTAGCCAGAACGGCGTCTATGTCGTTGCTGCCGGCGCCTGGTCACGAGCAACGGACGCCGACGCCACTGGTGAAATCACCCCTGGTGCAACCTGGTACGTCGAGGAAGGCGGCACCTATGCCGCCTCGACTTGGCGCTGTGCGAACACCGGCGCGATCACGCTCGGCTCGACCAGCGTCACAATTACCCAGTTCACCGGCGGCACGAGCTACACCAACGGCAACGGTCTGCTGCTCACCGGCAACAGCTTTTCGGTCAAGCCATCGACGGGCATCAGCGTGTCGGCGGCGGGCGTGGCGATCGACACCGCGGTCGTTGCGCGAAAGATGGCGTTCACGGTCGGCAACGGAGCCGCGACGAGCATCGCACTCAATCACAATCTCAATACCCAGGACGTGGCCGTTTCCGTGCGCCTCGCCTCGACGAATGAAGCAATTCTGGTCGACTGGGTTGCGACCGACGTCAACAACGTCACCTTGACCTTCGCAACGGCGCCCGCCGCGAACGCGATCAAGGCGCTGGTCGTCGGATAATGAAATTCCTTAGCGGCGCACTGACGAGGAGCTCGGACTCCTCGCAGGCGTTCAGTCCCGCGACCGCTGCCATTGTTTTCGTGATCGACGGCGGGGGAGTCGTCATTGCCGCCAACCAGACGGTGGATCTGCCAGATCTACCGGCCGGGGCAACAATCACCGGCTGGACGATCACGGCGGACGTCTCAACCACATCGGTCGTCGACATTCAGCGCTCGACCTACGCGAACTTCCCGGGATCAATTGCGTCAATCGCGGGCACCGACAAGCCGTCGCTCACAACTGCACAAAAAGCCCAGGACACGACCCTGACAGGCTGGGGCAACGCGACGCTTGCCCAAGGCGATTGCCTCCGCGCCATCGTTTCCTCAAACAATAACGCGAAGCGGATCACCGTGACGCTTCGCGTAGCTTGGACCTAGGTCAGTGGCCGCAACGCGCACCAGTATAGGTGCAATGGCATCCAGCGCGGCGGCAATGACCGTCGCTTACGGCGCAGGAGCGACCGTGGGGGACGGTGCCTTGCTGCTCGTGGAGACTGCCAACCAGGCGGTTCCAGCGTTGACGGGTTGGACCGTCAAGTTCACTTCTACGGGGTTCGGAACTGCGGGTTCCGCGGGCGCTTCGCGGCTGACGGTGCTGCTTAAGGACACCGCGCTCACTTCAGCTGAGATTACCGCTGGCGTGTCACTCGGCGATAGCGGTGACCATCAGAACGCCGTTCTCATTACGTATAGCGGTGCGGATGGCACGACGCCGATTGTCTGGAGTGGGAATAGTGAGTCCTCGACCGCGACAACTTCACCCGCAACCGGTTCCATCAGTGTGGCTGTGGGAGACCTTTGTTGGGGGGTCGTGGCCACCGATCGGGACAGTGCTACCGCATCAACAAACTCGGCCGTGAATTGGGCGAACCTGACGGGATCGAATAGTTTCATTCTCAACGCCAGCAGTGCAACCGGTGCCGGCGGTGGTCTCATCATTAACGAGATTGCACCGACCGCGGTCGCGGGCAGCACGGCATTCTCCTGCACGATCACAAGCTCGGCGTGGACGGCCATCGTGATTGTCTTGAAAGCGGCCGTCGTCACTCAAAAACCGAGGGGCTATGCCGTCATCATCGGCTGACAACCACTCCGGTGGAACCCTGATTTCCTAGAACGAGCAGCGGTTGCCGGGGAAAGAACCGGGCTCCCACAGGAGCTCCGCGTTGAACATCATTCCTGACATCGTCGACGACAACGGCGATATCCAGCTGCACGGCCGGCAGGGTGTCGTCATTGCGGTGAGTTTCGTGGACGACAACGACCTCCCCCGCGACATGACGGGTGTCAACGTCACGTTCGAGTGTGGAACGGGCATTAACAAGACGCTGACCGCCGGTGGGACAACCGACGAGCTGCTGCTCGAGCTCACGAACGCCGACATTAAACTCATCTACGGCCAGTCAAACAAGGACTTCGTTGTCATGGATAATACCGCGCCCGAGCCAACGCCGCTCTGGGTGGGAACCGTCTACATTTTCGGGTGGATAGAATGAGCCGCTTCCGGGTCGTACTTGGACCGTCCTCGAAGCCTCTTAAGGTCGTTAAGGTCGCCTCGTCGCTACAGGCGCTCACTTTGAGCGCCAATTCGATTGTCGAGAACTCGCCGGCCGGAACGGTAGTCGGCGCTATCCTGAACACCACATCCTCGTCCGTCGTCAGCATGGCCCCCGGCGCCGACGGAGGTGGTCGTTTTACAGCGTCACTGATCGGTGGTGTTTGGAAGCTCGTCACGACAGCAACTCCAACCGACTTTGAGACGGCGACGAGCCACTCGATCGGTCTTGTCGAGACGAAAACGGGCGTGAGCGGGTCGCCCAAGACGACGTCCGGTCTGATCGTCAACGTCACCAACGTCAATGAACAACCAAACCTGGCGGCTCTCACGGGTTCACTGAGCGTTCCTGAGAACGCCGCGAACACCACGGTCGTCGGAACCCCAACCGGATACACGGCGGGTTCGACCAAGAGCCTTTCCGACAATGCTGGTGGTCGCTTCGCGATCAACGCATCGACCGGACAGATCACCGTCGCGAATGGATCGCTGCTCAACTACGAAGCAGCGACCAGCCACAATGTAACGATCGTCGAGACACTCGCGGACAGCGCCAACTCGCCGCGCTCAACGACGCTCTCGATCGCCGTCTCCAATCTGAACGATACGTCACCGACGGCCTTTTCGTTCACCGACGTCAGTAGTGTCCCACTGAGTACGCTTGAGACGTCGAACACGATCACGATTGCAGGTCTGGGCGCCAGCGACAGCGCTACCGCGTCGCTGAGCGGCGACGCATCCAGCCAGCTGCAGAAGAATGGCGGGGCTTGGGTGAGCGGACCGGTCACAGTGGTGAACGGAGATACGCTTGCGGTTCGGCACACATCGTCGGCAAGTGCGAGTACGGCGGTCAACACGACGCTCACCGTCGGCTCGACGAGCGACACATTTACTTCGACTACGACTTCGGCGGCATTGCCTGCACCGACCGGCGCGGCGAGCTTCATGGACGGCTCCGGAAATACGGTCACGGCACCGATCGTAGGTCAACCGCTGTTCATCAACCCGGGTCCGTTCAGCAACTCGCCGACGAGCTACGACTTTCAGATTTACGCCGACGGAGTCGCGATCGCTGACGCGGGGGCCTCTGGCACCTTCACGGCTTCCGGCGAACGGAATTTTACCCCCGGTGACAATCTCATTGGCAAGCAACTTGTGGTGAAATGCCACGGGATCAGCGGTGCCGGAACGTCACTGACCACCAGCGACAGCGCCGCAACGACGGCCGTCGCGGACATCGTCCTGTGAGGATACCCATGAAGAAGCTCCTCTCCCTTCTCCTGACCCTCCTGCTCGGGCTGCAAATCCCAGCGTCCGTGACGGCACAGGAAACGCCCGTCATCGCGCGAACCTCGGCGTCAGGCACGTCACCGTACACGATTACGACGTCACTGCAGTCGAAGACCTACTCCGGCTACTCGCTACGCCGGCAGATTTCGAGCGACGGCAGCTTTGCCCCGGCTTCGCTGCTCTACGATGGTCGTCTGATCCTGACCGAACGGGTCATGGCTGGAACGGTCGCGCCCGACTGGTTGAAGGCCGTCCCGCCGCTTCCCAACCTGTCGGGCACTCCCAACTATTACGAGCGCCAGCGGATCGAGGCGCAGACGCCGCTCGGCCTTCCGCGCTTCTCGGCATGGTCGAATACGATTTCCAAGACCGATGCGGTCGCGGCGATCGTCCTCAACTCAGCCGATATGTCGTCGGGGATGGTTCTCACCAATGGGAACCTGACCGTCCGATGCAATAGCTGTGCGTCCCCGGCAAGCATCCGTGCAACGCGCGGCCTGTCGAGCGGTAAGGGCTATTGGGAAGTCCACATCGACACCCTGAACAGTGGCAACCTCTCGATTGGTGCTGCTGACAGCACGCAATCGCTGGCCGCATGGTGGGGCAACAGCGGCACGACCCTTCATGGCGTTGGAACTTTTTCGGGCCAGATCAACGGCTGGTCGACATACCCCGCAGGGCCAACCTACGCGGCTAGCAACACCCTCGGCATCGCGGTCGATGCGACGGCCAAAAAGTTCTGGATCACGAAGGACGGCTCCACCTGGTTTCCGAGCGGCGGCAATCCCGCGACCGGGACCGGCGGTTATTCGATCAGCGGCATCAACACGCCGATCATCCCCGGTGTGCAGATGGAGACTTTCAACGCCCAGGTGACGTTCAACTTCGGCGGCAGCGCCTTCGCCTTCACCGTACCAACAGGATTTGGACCCATCCCATGAAGATGTTGAAGAAAGCCCTCTTTGGCCTCGCCTTGCTGTGTGCGCTGACGGTCAATGTCGAGCGCAACGCAGTCACCCATGTTCCGCATGTGACCATCGGCGCCGCGGCTCAGGCGGTCGAACTGAACACCGATCCGGGTTTCGACAATCCCTCGGCGTACATGAAAGACCCTTCGAGCCCGAACCTGTGGGACGTTTCGGGCTCGAAGGCCAACGGCAACGGCGCGACGGCGATGCAGATGCTGATGCAGATGAACGCCGGCATCAAAGAGGGACATCATTACCTCATCACCGGCGATATGTCGGGGCGCACCGCAGGGACGCTGGAGATTGGGCTTGGCCTGACCATGAGCGGGACGGCGACGTTCGTTCCGCTCACTGCGCCGGTAACACCGATCGCCGATCCCTTCACCACATCGCTGGGGCTGACGACTGCCACGGCAGGCGCCCACGACGACGTTCGCGCCGCCTTCCGAATGCTGTGTTCTGCAGGCCCTCACGCTCCGATCGATCCGGTCGTCTATCGGGCCCTGAAGGGGCGGTCCCACATGCACCGCTTCTTCGGCTATACGGGCGTCACCGCCGACACCGACTATGCACAGCAGCGCTCTGCCAGGGGGATGACGACCTGTGGCAGCACCGACCCAGCTCACCCGCTCCAGAAGTCGCTCTACTGGCACCCCGACATGCTGGACGGGCTCGGCAACAGCATTCAGCCGAACATCTACAATCTCTACTACAAGCAGTGGTCGCAGAATAATCCCGAGTGCAACACGCCGGGATCGACCAACTACATGCCCGGCGCTGGCGGCGCCTGTGTCAACATCCCGACCGCCCTTAAAGAGATCATCGGCTACGACTTCTCGAACGGAACGGGAGGACCGGGCTCCACTCCGATCATGCATTGGGAGTGCTGGAACTACTCGAGCGGCAGCCTCACCATTCAAGGCCCCTTCAACAACCTAAAGGATCTGTTCGCAAGCGGCTCGTCGCCGTGCCCGTATAACGTAGACCCGACGAAAAACAGCATGGTGGGAATGTTCTTCGTCTTCCCGACGTGCTGGGATGGCGTAAATCTCGACACATCCAATCATCGGTCGCACCTGACATGGCCGACGATCCCCAAGCCGATCGGCTACAGCGCCTGCCCCGACAGTCACCCCTACGTCGTGCCGTCGATCGAGATCCAAATTTACTGGGAAGTCGATCCGCAGCTGGTGGCCGGCAAATGGTGTCTGTCTTCCGACCAAATGGTTGACGGGATTTGCAATCCTTCGTCCGGCAACTTCAATCCCGGAAAGACCTTCCACAGCGATTACATGATGGGCTGGTCGCCTGTCGCGATCCAGAAGATGTTCGACTATTGCTTTGGCAATTGGCTGACCTGCGCTGGCGGTGCGCTTGGCGATGGGAATGGCCTGAAGGGCGGTGACCAGACGGCAACGACCGGCCAGCTCGGCGGCGGTCCTGACGGCCACCCGATCAACGCGCTGCGCTATGAGCCGACCTCGAACGCCGGCCTCAGTGCCCCAATCACGGCGAATGGTTCGTTCGCGGTTGAGGTTACGGCGGCTGCTAGTGGGCACTTTGAGCTCATCGGCGTCGACGGGTTCAACGGAGCCGTGGACAATCTTTCGGTCACCGAGATCCCGAGCGGGAAGAAGGGTCCGGTCGTAATCACGTCCACTGGCGGCATGGCGATGAACGACAATCAACTGCCGGGCGTGGCTCCGATCAGCTTCAACCTGGCAGCGGGGATGAACTGACGGGCGATCTTGCACGTCACGACAAGTAGATCCCGCCAAGACGTCAGTGATGTCGGACCCGACGCGACGGCCCGCACGCCGCACCAAATCGCGGTGGCGGGCCGACCGTGTTCCAGCGCGTTCCACGCCGCGGCGCGCAAGAGGTTCTGGACGTGCATCTGAGAAGCTGCAGCGCCGCGACCGATCACTTTGGGTTCGGGCGGTTCTCCGCGATCAAGCGCGTCAGTACCAGTGGCCAGGCGTTGTCGTTGAAATGCGCGTGCCTGTTCTTCGTAGAAGACGTTGAGCTGCGGTCCGTCCGAATGCGTGATCGAGGCATCGTGCAGCCGGTAGCGGTATGCAGGCGTGTGGTCGTACCAGACACGGCATTGCTCGCCGATACGTAGCTGCATGTCCACGTCTTCCCCCGTTCGAAAGTATGCCCGAGCGGGGAGTTTTTTCAGCACGGAAGAGCGTATGGCGAACGCGCAAAAGTGCGTCCTGGTCTCACCGCGCCGGAGCTCCTCGGTGATCTCCTCCGCAGCCTTCCCGGTAAACAGCGGGACGCGGAAGCGCCCCTTGCCGTTCATCGCCGAAAAGCCGCCGCAGATCGCCCCGAACTCCGGATTAGTACGAAGCCATGACGCCTGTCTGGCAATGCGGTCGGGTTCATAAAGGTCGTCTGCGTCGCAGCGCATGAGGATGTCACCGATCGCCGCTTCGATCGCTAGGTTGAGTGCAGCCGCGATCCCCTGACACGGGCCATCAATCACGCGGATCCGCGAGTCACCAATGGCCTCGATGATGGCGCGAGAGTTATCGGTCGATCCATCGTCCACGACAATTACCTCGAGCGGAACGGATCGTTCCTCGAGGATGCTGAGTAGTGAGGAATGAACGAACGACGCGGCGTTCCGCATCGGCATGAGCACGCTTACGAGCAAACTCGACCCCTGTTAACGCAACACCGAGCCCCCGTTTATTAACGGACGTTCACAAATTTGCAACGGTCGGCGCGGTGAACAGCGGTTGACGGGTCTTTCCTCGTAGCGCGCGCCAGCCGACGCGTAGGCGCTCTGGGCATGAAGCGCCTCCAGCTTACTCCGGAACTGCAGCGGCTGATCAAGGCTCGCGTCGGTGAAGACGTGAACCTCGAAGGCATCGCTGTGTTCGAGAGCATCTCACTCAACAACAAGCCGTTGCCGGGGAAGAAGGGGACGCTCTGGGAAGGCGCAGTCGCGACCCCGCTGACGCTTCGCCAGATCTCGGACTACCTCCAGGCAGGCAATCACATCCCGCTGCAGCTCGATCATGACCTGCGCGAACTTCCCACTGGACGTGTGTTCGATGCCGGCCTCGACTACGCCGAGGACGGCAGCTTTGAGCTTCGCACGCTCTTCTATCTTGACGCGAGCGAGGCTGACCTCGCTGACAAGATCGACAAGGGCATCATCGACGAGGTTTCGATCTCGTTCCTGCCGACCTCGTATCTCTGCTCCGAATGCGGCTGGGATTATCTCGGTGAGGACGCATCGATCCTGAACCTGATCGATCGCACCTGCGCCAACGATCACACGGTCGGCACGGATGGGGTCCATGTGAATATGACTGGGCTCGCCGATCTCATCGAGCTGAGCCTGGTTGCCCGCGGTGCAGCCTCAAATCCTAAAATTGTCGGCCGCTCAGCGTCAAAGCTCGCGCCTGCACCCGCACAGCGGCTCGCCGCCCGGGGTTTCGAAATCGACCGCCTGGTCTGCCAGGCATCAAGAGGAGAAGACCAAGTGGACGTTTCCAAGCTGACGGCAGATCTCATCGACGCGAAGACGAAAGTCGGCGTGCTCGAGGCGGCTGCTGCAACCCATGAAACCGCGCTGACCGCCGCGAACACGCGCGCCACCGAGCTTCAGACGCAGCTCAGCGCCGCGCAGGAGAGCGTGACCCGTCTCGAGGCCGAGCTCGCGACCGCCCAGGGCGCGAGCAAGGCCGACGAAGCTACGGCTGCCGTTGCGTGGCTCACCGCCTCGCTGACGAAGCTGCTCACCGCAGCGAAGAAGCCCGTCGAAAACCTGCCAACCGACGTCGCGGCGCTCACGGCGGCGATCGACGCCGAGACCAAAGGGCTCACGGCACTCATTCCTCCGGGAGGCGCCTCCGAAGCGGGCCTCGAGGATACCACCGAGGCGAAACCGGCCGCAGCCCTGTCCGCCTTCAAGACCCACCGTCGATAAGGGAGACCCTCGACAATGACTTACGATCCGCGAAAGGTAGTCTCGTACGGTTTCCCGCTCGACGACTTCATTTTCACCTACAACATCAGCGGCGCGGTCGCGCAGACTGACCTTGGCAAGGCAGTCACGCTCGACGCGACTGCGGACTCCTCGATGAAGCTTGCCGGTGACGGCGATCCCATCGACGGTCGTCTGCTCACTTACGAGGACCGCTCGCAGCAAGGCGCCGGCAAGACCGGTGCAGTCGCGCGCAGGTTCAAGGAGCTGCTGCCGATCAAGGCTGGCCTAGCCGGGTTCAACGTCGTTGCCCGTGGGGACACGGTCGTCGGCGCTGGCAACGGCGAAGTTCGGGCCTCGAACAACGGCGCTGCCAAGACGCCCGACCACAAGGTCAACATCGTGGTCGCCCTCGTCACCGTCAGCGGCAGCAACTTCGCTGTTGTTGAGAGCCTGTAAGGAGCACCCCTGAAATGAATCCTCTTCTGCTTGAAATCGCTCGTAACCGTAAGCCGGTCGAGCAGGTGCTGCTTGGCCTCGACAGCGACAATCCGGCCGAAAGCCTCGCCGCCGGCCAGAAGCTGGTCGCGACGGCGAAGAACGCCGGTCTGTCGATGCGGGACTATTGTCGTCTCGCGATTGACCCGAATGCCGGCGAGTTTAAGGGCTCGGGCTTGAACGGCTACGAGGTCGCGCTCGCGCACCTTGGTCTGCCGTTCAAGGACGATCTGGACCAGGGCATCGTCCTCCAGGCGGCGTCCGAAACCTTCCAGTTCAAGCCCGGCACGCGCGCCTTCTTCCCGGAAGTCATCGACGATGTCGTCCAGTGGAAGTATCGCCAGAGCTCGATCGAGAACGTATCGGGCATGCTGGCGAACAGCCGCGGCACGAACAGCGTCGAGCTGATCACCCGCGTGGTCGACGACAAGGCCGAGGACTATCAGCAGACCGGTGTGATCGCCGAAGGCGCCCGCATTCCGATCCGTACGCTGAAGACTGACAGCAAGTCCGTGACGTTCCACAAGTTCGGTGGTGGTTACGAGTTCACCTACGAATTTGAGCGTCGCATCAGCCTCGACATCGTCACGCCCTATGCGAACCGTATCGAGCGTGAAGTGCAGATCGGTCAGGTCGGTATCGTCACCGACCTCCTGATCAACGGTGATGGTGTGAACCCGGCAGCGTCGGTCACGAACGCTTCGGCGCTCGGCTTGCAGTTCACCGGTCATGCCGCGATCTCGGCCGGCCGCATGAATTGGGAAATCTTCCTGAAGTGGTTGATTGCCCGTGCTCAGGCCGGTGTGCCCATCGACACGGTCCTTGGTAACTGGGACATGTACTTCGAGTGGGAACGCATGTTCGCCACCCCGGCGTACAATGCCGGTGTGACCATGGTCGACGTGCTCGCGAAGGCGGGTGTTCAGACTGCGATCGACAACCCCCGGTTCAACCAGAAGGTCTCCTTCGAGGTGTCCTCGGCCGCTCCGGCTTCGAAGCTCGTGGGCTTCATCAAGGGCGAGACCGTCGAAGAGCTGGTTGAGAACGGTTCGGACATCGAAGAGTCCGTTCGCTCGGTCGAGAACCAGAAGGTCCGCTACGTGAAGACGAAGAACGCTGGTTACCGCCTGGTCTTCGCCGACACGCGCGACATTCTGAACCTCGATGCGGTTGCGGCTAATCCGTAATCGGTCGACTGACTTAGTCACTAGAAAGCCCCGGGGTTCACACGAGCTCCGGGGCTTTTCTATTGGCTACGGTGCACGCCGGTTGCGCCAACCGCAATGGGCGCGACACCCCACCTTTGCAAAGGAACCCTCATGAAAGAGATCACTGTCGAGACCACGGGCAACTTCATGTTGCTCGATCGCTACTCGGGACACGAGATCCTCCCCGACAAGGCGACAACGGTCCCCCACACGCCCTTCATCACGGAGCGCCTCGAGAACGGTCAGCTCCGCGCCGTTGACGATCTTCCCGAACGGGAAAATGAGACGTCTTCAGAGGCCGAAACCGAGGGTGGGAATCCCGATCGGGAAGACGAGACCACCACCGACGAGGTGACGGATGACACCGACGGCGAAGGCGCTGACACCGACACCGACACCGACACCGACACCGACACCGACACCGACACCGACACCGACACCGACACCGACACCGACACCGACGGCGCTGAGACTGTCACTGAAGGTGCCGTCGCTGCACCAACCGGTCGCGGTCGCGGCGGTCGCGGCAACCGCTAATGCGCGCGGGGCGGGCGTTCACACAGCTGGTGGAGTTCACCGACGGACATCCGGACGGCAACATCACCTGGCAACTGCTGGACGGTGGCGGGACTCAACTCGCGACCGGCACGGTGACGCCCGCCGCCGAAGCTGTCTCTTCGGTGATCCGTATCGAAGCTGTCAACAACGGCCTCGTCGACGCGACAGCACTATCCGAGCCTCGTGAGCTCCAGTGGAGCTATGAGGTCGGCGGGTTGCTGAAATCCTATCAGCTCCGCTACCGGATCGATGCGTTCCTGCCGTTCGGGGTGTCTGAGGACGGCGTACGGCGCAAGCTCGGCCTCGAACTGCATGAGCTCGAGGATGCCGACATCGACCTTGTTACGGCGTATTCCAAGTTTCGGGATCAGGTTACGTCTGTCGCGCTGGCCGCCGCTGATGACAGTCTCACACTTGAGATTTGCAACGCCGTCGAGGCGATGGCGGCGGTCGTCCAAATTCCTACGTTGCAGGTGCGACTGGCAGTCAAGGAAAGTTCCGGCACCGATCAGTTCCAGCGTGCGTCGATTGACTGGGACATGATCCGTGCGCATCTCGACCAGTTCATCGCCCAAGGCATTGCCGCAGTGAACCCGGCTGTCGATCTGACGGCCAACTTTGGTTCGCTCGTGCAGACGATCAATCGGGACGACCCAGTGACAGGGACGGTCGCTTAAGCTAAACGAGCGCAATGATCGGGATCATCGCGCTCGCCGCAGCTGTCACAGCTGCGCCTCCGAATTGCTCCTATTCGAATTTCCATCAGCTCGGTCCCTGGGATCGAGCCCAGTGCCAATTCGCCTTGCTCAGCCCATACCCAGAGCTGGTCCGGTTCCGAAACGTGAGGACCGTTGGCGCCGATGTCTGTGGTGAGGTCAACACACCCGGAAAGAACAACATGTCGGGCTTCCAGGCGTTCGTTTGGCGCGACGATAACAACTGGGCACGGAAGCTTCCGGACGGCTTTGTGGCGCAGATCGATGGCCGTACTCAGTCATCGGACGGCTTCGACAGCCGTGGACGAAATGCCGGTTCGATGATCCGGTTTGCCGAGGCGCAGCGCAAACAGAAGTTCGAGGTGCAGGTGCGCGAAATGCTAGGTGCCTGTGCGTCGCAGCTCAACGCCGATTGACCGATAATTCCGTACTTGGGTCTGCACCATCGGCAGCGATTCCCAATGAACGGATACCAGCTCGTTGTTGACGGCCCCGTCGTCAGGATCGCGCAGCAAAATCTTCTTCTTCTCACCGAAGCTGTCGTGGACCATGTCGATGATGTCGGCTTCCTGAAGCAGGTTTGCGTCGTCAACGGTTGAGAGTGTGATACCGAACCGAATGAGCCACTGCCCTAGGTTCTCATCAAAAGAGAAGCCGTTGACGCCGACAAGTAGCACACGCGGCAGCTTGTCCTCGTCATCCCGGTTCTCCCAGGACCAGTAACGTGCCTGGGGCTCGATGGTGGCCTGAATGTCCTTGACCAGGTCATTCACCGCGCGGACGACGGATTTGTAGACCGTGCTGTAGAGCTTCGCCATGCAGCCGGCGTGAGAGAGCAGAGTCTGCATGTCCAGCTTTAGGATACGGTTCAGGTTCAACCAGCAGAAGGGTGGTTCCACCACTTCGGAGTTGAGGCCACGCGGCTTCGAAAATTTCGCCCGGGTGATCGTCGAAGATTTCGCTGTCTCTTACGGCGACAAGATGTTTGACCTCCTGAAGCGCACGATCCAGGAACGGACGCAGGCGGATATCGAGCGTGAGCTCGATCACATGGCGAAGTTGTTCATGGCCCGTGTGGTCGGAATCGCAGGCCGTAATCAGGGACCGACCGGGGAGCTCACGACGGTCGCGCCTTTGAGCGAAGCTATGCAAAGCTTCTCCTTCACGCAGGCCTCGGTTCGATCGCTTACAGGGAACTGGCCGAGGCGCAGTCCCTTCTATATGCAATCTCGTAAGTGGGCGGGCGACAGCTGGTTCCATAGAACTGGCGGGAGCCTCGCGCCTTTGAGGTCAGCAAAAACCTGGACGGGTGCCTTCGGCGGCATCACTGTCTCGGTCAACAGGCACACCTCGCTGAACCGAAAAGATCTCGGAAGCACCAAATTGGTCGCGACGAATTACAGTCGCAACACGGACACGAAGATCGCAATCGCGACAATCCGCGTGCAAGCCATGACGCGGATCACCCCGGGAATGTTGCCGGCGCTCGGGGGCGGCGGGCTCGGCGATTTCGGTTCAAACGCTCGCGGCTCAGGGCTTCTGGCGATGCTCGGCGAGCGCGTCGCGTGGCGGCTCGGCGGCAATCCGCAGACAGTGCCGTTCCGGCCGACTATTCAGCCGTTCCTCGGTTATTTCCTGACACGCGCTATGCCGAATGCTGTGTTCAAGCGCATCGAGCAGGGCTTCCAGGGTCAGCGCTGGAAGTGGGAAGAAACCCACGGCGCCGGGCGCACGCGTTAAGTCACAGCGCGCTCTACACCGGCAACCGCGGTCAACCATAAGACTCCTAGCACCAACGCAAGGAGCCACCGTGTCCAGCAGATCCCACCGGAGTTTCACGCTTCGTGTAGAAACCCCACTCTATCTCGAGCTCGCCGAAAAAGCGCAGGCCGAAGGCATTCCCCTCAATCAGCTCGCTAACCGGCTCCTGAAGCTCGGCATGGGCAAGCATATTTCTCTCGACAGTGCGCTGCGGTCGCTCCTCATGGAACGGGTCATTCGCGAAGACCCGGCGGTGCAAGCATGACGGCCGTGACAGCAGGCGGGATGGAGCGCCCGCCGCTGACTTGTACGGTGAAGCTCGAGGACGAGACCGAATACACGGTCAAGATGAGCTACGGTCTGCAGCAGGATATTCAGCGGGTGGTGCCCGATCCGGCCGGTATCGTCGACACGATTGCCGGAGATCCCTACGCCCGCGATTACATCTTGCGACGCTGCATGACGCCAGAGAAGAAGCTCATCAAGGATGAAGCCGAGCTCAAGCCCGCCGAGGATATCGGCCTCGATGATCCTGATGAGATCAACAAGCTGCTGCAGTGGGCAACAGGACACCTCCTGTATTTTTTCGCGATCTCGGCGGGCGGGCTGAAGCAGTTGAGCGAACAGTTGGCATCGAAGCTGGAGGACCGACCCGCCCCCTCGACACCTGGTTCTCCGAGCTAAGTTTCGAGGAAAGCATCTGCTGGGCGTTCGAGGTCGACGAAGGTGATCTCGAGGAGCTTTACTGGCGTCTCAGCTTTTACGAGCTGATTGGTCGCGTGAAGCTTAAGCTCGGCGAGCTCAACGCCCGTATGCTATGTCAGTTCACCGCGTTCGCAGAGGTGGTGAACGGGGTGTTTGGCAAGAAGGAGAGCGGCGGTCCGCTTGTGAAGGGTGAATACACCGACCTGGCCGAGGCGCCCTCGTTCGAAGCCGCGATCGCCAAGATCAACGCCGCGCTGACCTTTGGTTGACGTCTTTTTGCTGTTGCCACTTATCGTCCGTCTTAAACGGACAAATAGCTTCGGCAGCGAAAGGAGGTGATCCTTCATCTCCCCGGACACGGGGTTTCGCGCGGGCCACCACGAAAACGGATGGTGGTGGCCCGCTAAGTCACAGCCCATCCGTGAAAAGCGTGCCCCGCTCCGGTTGAGAGTCTGGAATGAGCGGCGGCACTGTCGAGACCGATGTCATTCTGGACGCCGACGGCCAAGCCGTCTTCAAGGCGTTCGACGAGGTCGCTCGCCGCGTCAAAGAGATCCAGACCTCCGTTACCGCGATCCAGACCAAGGCGAGGGAAGCCGCCAACGGTTTCGGCGGCTCGCTACAAAAGACGCTCGGCGATTTCAACAAGACCATCGCTGCGCTCGAGCGGTTCCAGAGCAACGTCAAGAACATCAACGAGAAGCTCTTCGCCGGTTCGCCTCAAGGCCAGATGGCAGCCCAGGCGCAGGCGATGCGTCAACGCGCCCAGGAAGAGGAGCGTGCCTGGCAGCAGCTTGAGGCTCAGAAGACCCAGCTTTCCCAGAAGCGGATGACTCAGGAGGCCCAGATGTGGGCCTCCTACGATCGTCAGGTCCACAAGGACATTGTCGAGCAGGAGCAGCTGAAAGAGCGGCTCGCGATCCAGCGCTGGGAGCGTGAGCGAGCACAGGCAACGCAGGCTGAACGCGAGCAGGACCGCTTGCGAGAGCAGAACCGCGTTAAGCAACTGCGCGATACGGCCCAGCTGCAGGTAACGAATGCCAAGTCCAGTGAGCTTCAGGCGCTTCGTGCGGGAGCTTCAGCGAACCTGACCGACCTTCGCTCGCGTCGGGATCTCGGAAGCCAGGAGGACCAACGTCGCATCGAGCAAGCGATCGCGCTCGAAAAGGAGCGCCTGAAGCTCGTCGAGAGTCGGATCGCAGCCGAGCAGCGTGCCACCGACAAGGTCGCCAATTCCGATGCTCGAATCCAAGCAGCGCTCGATATCCGAAGCGGACGCAATGCGGAGCGGGCGCTTGCCACGCAGCTCGATCTGAATGCCGCCAAGATCCGGCAGACCGATCTCGAAGCGGCGATCGCGATGCAGATCGAGAAAGCGCGCGCCCTTTCGGGCAAGGCGCTGATCGACGCTGAGCGCTCTCTCAAGGTCGACGAAGCTCGGCTGCAGGTCACGAATCAGCGGGTCCGCGCGCTTGAGAGGGAAACCGCGCAGCAAACCCGGGAAGCGAACAGGCCACCGCCAGGAAGCGGGGGCGGGGGCGGCCTGTTCGGCAGCTCCGGCATCGCTGGGATCTTCGCGCGCACGGCAGCGTATGGCGGCGCCGCGATGGCGATCTACGCTACGCTGGGTGCGATCAAGGACGGCATCACCTACTCGCTGCAGTTCGAAGATGCGATTGCCAAGCTCGGTGCGATCTCGGGCGCAACTGCAACGCAACAGGCTCAGCTGGCCAAGACAATTGCCGAGGTCGGTGAGCAGTCGCGCTTCTCGACGCTCGATCTAGCAAATGCCGCGACCGTGCTTGCTCAGGCGGGCTTCACTCAGGGTGAAATCGCGGACTCGCTCAAGAGCATTTCGCAACTCGCGACCGCGTCGGGCACGTCAATCGCCGAAGCGACGGACGTCGTCACTTCGGCGATCGGCGCTTTCCAGCTGCAGGCCAGTGAGACGTCACACATCAACGACGTGCTCGCGTCAGCATTGAACCGCACCAAACTGAACATTCAGCAGGTGGCGCTTGGCATTCAGTATGCCGGCGCGACCGCGCATGAGAATAAGATCAGCTTTGAAGAGCTCACCGCGGTCATGGCCACGATGGCCAACGCTGGTATCCGCTCGGGTTCGACGATCGGTACCGGTATCCGGCAATTCCTGGTCGATCTGCAAACACCGACCAAAGCACTGGCCGATGAGCTCAAGAAGCTGCATCTCTCAATGGCCGACATCGACGTCGACCAGCTCGGCCTGCCCGAGGTGCTCAACCGTCTGGCGGCTGCAGGCTTTGACAGCGCCGCCGCCTATAAGACGCTCGAGACACGCGCGGCTGCGGCTTACCTGGTTCTCCGCAACAATCGCGAAGAGATCCAGCAGCAGATCATCGCGCAGAACCAAATCGGCCAGTCGGCCGAAGCAGCTGCCAAAGGTCAGGAGTCGCTCGCCGCTGAGTGGCAGCGGTTCAAGAACATCCTCAATGAGAGTGTCGAGGGCGGGCTGAAGCCCGCCACGAATGCTCTGCGCGACTTCTTCAAGTCGTTCAACGACAACGCCAGTGATGAGACGCTCAAGAAATTCCGCGAGCGCCTTCGTGCGGCCTTCGGTAATCCAGAAGAGCTTGCTCGCATCAACCAGGAGATGCTCAACTACCAGGCCGTCAAGCGCGACGTTGCCGATGCCGAGGCCGCGCACGCCGACGCGATCGAAAAGACGACGACCGCCTACAATCAAGCAACGGAAGCCGTCGGCAAGCAGCGAACTGTCCTCTCCTCGCTCGATGACGCAACGGCCCGTGTCTATGTTCGCGGCAAGGAGCTGAGTTCGAACCAGACTGCCCTCCAAGCCGAGGTGGCGACGCTCACCACTCGGTTCCAGGGGCTCTCGACGTATCTCGACAGCACGGCGGTCAGCTATGACAACCTGACCGCCGCTCTTCGCAATTACCGCCTTGAGCAGTTGAAAGCGCTCGGTAGCGCCCTGCAGACGCAGGCGGCCACGGGCAGGTTACAAGGCGGCGAGTTCATCGGTCAGGCGAACTCAATCACCCAGACAAATCTGCAGAACGGCACCTTCAGCCGGCTGCCGCAGAATGTGCAAGGCCTTTACCGAAGTGTTATCGCCAATCCGAACAACGACATCCTCCGTCGTCAATTGTTCGATGCTTCGGCTAAGCTGCCGGCTGACCTTAAGCATTTCGTGGATGAGTTTTCCGTGTCGCTCGACAAGGGCGTGAACGCACTGCGAGCCTCGCAGCAAGCGCGCGGCCAGCTTGATATCGTGGGACAGCTCTCCTCGCAGAAGGGCGCCGCGCTTCAGGCTGAAGTATCAGCACTGGCCGGTAAACCCGACGCCCAAATCAAGGCCAAGATCGCTCAGTACCAGAGAGCCAAGCAGGGCAAGACTACGAGCGTGATCGGTGCCTACGATGCGCTCATCGAAGAGCTTGAGGGCTTCATCGGCAGCGGCGCGCATCCCGAAGCGCCCGAAAAGAAAAAGCGCTCGGGAGCGGGACTTGAGAACCGCCAGACCCGCGCAATGGACGCTTTGTCGCTGAAGGCTGATGAGGCTGAGCTCCGCAACGCGATCAAAGCTCTGCTCCACGCTGGGGGCAGGGCGTCAACCGACGCGGACGGCAACATCGTCGTCGCAGGAGCTCGGACGCTCACGACCGAACGTCTGAAGCAGAATGTCCAGCGCGTCGACGACTCTCTCCAGGCGTGGGTTGACGACCGTACCCAGCAGGTGCGGGATCAGATCAAGCAGCTGAAGCTCGATCCAAATTCTGGCCGCGGCCAGGAGATGATGAACGATCTCCAGAGGGAGATCGATGCGAAGCGTGAGGACGTGCATCGCCAGATTGGCGATCTCGTTGCCAAGGCGCTGCAGAAGGTTCTCGAGGGGATCGAGAAGACCACCAGGCGCGCCGAAGAGGTCGTGGACCACCAGGAACGCATGGCCGAGGCCCGTGTCGCGGCACTTGACCGTCAGTCGCTCAATGGCCGAGTGCCAGACTATGTCCGCGCGAATGTCGAGCGCCAAGCGGCGCTCGCGAAAGATGATGGGGACCGCCAGCGGATTGCGATCAATGACCGGAATCTCGCGGACCTGACGAAGGCGCGCGACGATTGGGCAGCAATCGTCGACTATCTGCAAGTTGTCGGTGACCTCGAGAACGACGACCCAGCGATCAAAGCGCTCCAGGATCTGAACGATCAGATCACGACGCTGAAGAACAGTAATGAGGCGCTCAAGGCCAGCTTCGGCGGCGAGGCTCTGATCCCGCAGAGCTTCGGTGACGCCTGGGGACAGGCGGTCGAGAACTGGCGTGAGGCGAACAAGGGCGCCGGGGATTTCGCGACCACGGTCAAGAACAATCTCGGCGGTGCGCTCGAAACGGTGCAGGGCTCCATGCAGGAGTTCTTCACCAATGTGATGAGCGGGACCATGTCCATGAAGGAAGCCTTCAGGAACATGGTCAAGCAGATCATCGGCTACCTCATCCAGCTGATCGCCAAGCTGATCGTTGTGAAGATCTTGCAAACCGCACTCGGCGGGGGTCCGAGCGGTGGTGCAGTTATCGCGAGCGCCCAGGCGGCAGAAGCTGCGTCGGGGCTGGATCTGAACGCGGGCTTCGCCAAGCTTTACGGTGGTCAGGTCCACGCCCTCTCGGGGCGTTATATTCGAGACGGCGTGCCCAATCGTGACAGCGTGAACGCTAAGATCGCACGCGGCGAATATGTCACGCGCAAGTGGGCGGTGGACAATGTCGGCGTCGACTTCATGGACCGCCTGAACAATCGTGGTGTCGCGGCTCTGAAGGACTTCGGTCCCAAGGTCGTGCTGCCGCCGCCGGCGCAGCAGAAGATGGCCGTGTATGTCATGCTGCCGGAGGAGCAGCCGTCAATGGGCCCGAATGACGTCCTCGTGGCCGTTGCCAACGACATCTACCGCGGCGGCCCGACCAAGCAGCTTATCAAGGAGGTCGCACAGGGTGTCTGAGCTATTCGACTTCTGCCCTAAATATATGGTGCCGCGGACAAAGCCTCCGCAGGCGAGCCAGGTCATGTCCATGAACGGGTGGCCGTTCACGTCCAAGCCGAAGGTGCCCTACCAGAAGAGCTTCGCGGTCAAGCTCCAGGGTATGTATTGGTATCTGAAGTCGAACGGATACTTCGATGTGAGCACTAATCCCCGCTACAACGCGCGGCGCCTCGAGCTCTTTTACGAGAGGCATGGCGTGTGGAAACCGTTCGACTTTCCACATCCGCACCTCGGTTTGCTCAGGTGCCGGTTCAGCCAACCGCTCGAGATCCCTGAAGCCATCGCGAACTCGGGAGGGCTGGTCGACGCCTTCGACGTGAACCTCGTTCACCACGATCCGGGATACTAACCATGGCCAGCCTGAAGAAAATCGGACGTCGGTTCGAAGTCCCGCTCACCATCGTTGAAGGTGGCAGCGGCATCGTTCACGGCCTTATCTCCGAAGCCGATCAGAAGCAGATCCCGGTCTACGCTTTCGTCAATCCGCGACACGTCCTGCGCACTGCGGTGAACACCGCCGTCCGCGCAGGGATGGTGCTTCGTACAGCTGGCGGTTCGTATTTCATCGTCGGCAACAACGGCCCGTCCGAGCAGCGTGAGGGGACGATCTGGATGAGCTGGCGCCTATTCGAGGCGACGCAGCAGGTGAAGTGGCAGCGTCGCAAGAAGGTCGTGGATCTAGTGACCCGGCTTGAAACGGATCAGGGCCCGGTGGATCTCGGTACCTTCTGGGCAGCGGTCGAGCCGCTTGACCGTGAGGTCGGGGATTTCCGCATGAGCGGGAGCTTCGAACAATCGCGGATCATCACGGGCAAGCAGATCCTTCACGACGACCTGATCGATGGCCGCAAAGTGACGCGCGCAGAGCCCGCGCTCGGCGTGATCATCGGGGTCATCACATAACGGTGCAGCGTGGTTGCCGCTCTTTGTCGTGAGTTAGGCAGGGGGCGCTCTCAAAGGGGTTGCTGACAGTTTGCCCACCCCATGAGGAGCCCCTGCCAATGTCGGCAAAAAAGAACGCTTTCATGTTGTCGTCAGCGACGCTGATGATGACGAAATTCGGCGGCGCGAAGACCTGTTTCGACCTCGAACCCGCCAGTGACTCCGTGGGTCTGTCCAAGGAGATCGCTGTCGTTGTTGACAGCTCGAACCTCGACTTGACGACCGGAGTTGCCCAGGCGCTCGTCGACTCCAAGAAGACGAACGTCCAATCGCAGATTACGGGTTCCATCCAGGAATATTCCGCCGACAACCTCCTGCGCGCGCAGGGTCTCGCGACCGTTGCCCGCCAGCCGCTGCGTGGCAAGTTGAAGACGGCCGCCGCCGGTGGCGCGGTGTCGTTGACACTCAACGATAACCCAATCCCGGGGGAAGCTGCGAGCTCGCTGGGCGCCGCGGCTGCCGCGATCAAGTCTGGTGACACCCTGCTAATTCAACACCCGACGATTGATGGCTATGTGTTCCCGTGTCGCGCGACGGCGGACTCAACCTATGCGGCGGGTGACCACACCGTCGCTATCGCTGCCCCGTTCGCCATCCCGGCCGGGATGACCTTCCCAGTCGACTCGATTGTCTGGGTCGTCACCGAGATGGAAGCGGGTTCGACCGATCAGGGTGATCTTTTCTCCATCAAGATCGTCGGCACACTCGCGAATTTCGGCCGTCCCGTTGTCTACGTCGCGCCCAAGGTTCAGGTCGTGAAAGGCTTCAATCTGTCTTTCACCGAGACGCAGTACGGCGCGATGCCCTGGGAGATGCGCGGTCTCGTGCTCGCGGCCTCCGAAGCCACCGGACGTCTGGTCGAGGTTGGCACCAAGGCGCCGGGCCGGCTGTACGCGGCTTAACACGGCCGGTCCCTCTGCGGATCGGTTTTTGAGAGGGGCGGCTTTCGCCGCCCCTCTTTCGTTTCAAGTGACTGAGTCTAAGTCACAAACCACACTAGTCCACCGCAGCGCCGTCCACATAGACGCTGGACGGTGACCGCGATCCCCGCCGAACATATCCAGGATGCCCATAAGCTCGAGGCCGATGCTGAGATCGACCTCTTTGAGCTCACGCCCAATGACGGCACCGGCACGATCTACTTCAAGGGCGACAACAACGCCGACTGGCAGGGTCACACCTATGAGGGTCTGCCGATTGCCATGACCGGCTTCAAGAAGTCGACGGACGGGAGTTCACTTCTTCCGAAGCTCACCATCGGCGACGGCACAGTGGATCTCTCACCGTTCAAGCCATTGGTCTATGACGGCTATCTCGAAGGCGGGACCGTCAAACATATCGTCATCCTGCTCGACAATCTGCTGAACAATCGACTGATCAGGCATGAGCGGTCGTATCGCGTGAAGCGTGTGCCTCAATACAATCGCCTCAAGATCGAGCTACAACTCGCCACAGCCTCCGACTCTCTCGGTTTCACGCTCCCATACCGAGCCTATTTCCCGCCCGCCTTCCCTGCGGTCCAGCAATGACGCTGCAGTACAAGCATCTCGAGGGTCGCTCCTTCCTGGCGGGCGTACGCGACTGCTTCTCGCATGGTCGCGAGCTTTACTGGGACAACTTTCAGATCCCGATTACGAACTACGCCCGACCGCACGACTGGAGCGCGGATAGCGACGACCTGATCCGCAAGCTCCACGAGCGCGAAGGTTTCCAGTTGGTCACCGATTGGAAGTTCAAGGATCTCCGCCCCGCTGACGTACTCTGCGTGGCGATCGGCGAGAGTAATCCGAACCATTTCGCGGTCTACGTCGGCGACAACACACTGTCGCATCACTTGCTGTGGCGTTTCAGCAACTCGGAGCCCTATCGAGACTTCTGGCGCAACTCGACCGCTTTCGTCCTTCGGCATCCGGACGTTCCAGACCTCCGGCCGAAGTTCCCCGACACCGATCTGAGGAGTCTGCTCAATGAGCGATATCGCGTCGGCGCTGCTTGACTTCGTCGGGGCCGCCGGGCTGCACTACGGCGAGCCGGAGTGCTGTGGGATCATCACGGCTGAAGGTGATGTCGTGCAGCTGCCCAACATCCATCCAGAGCCTGAGAAAGGCTTCCATATCGACCCGAAGGCCTTTCTCGAGCAGCTCGCCGCCGGGGCTGTCGCAACGTGGCATACCCACCCGGGGCGCGACCCCAACCTGTCCGAAGAGGACATGAACGGCTTTCGCGCCTGGCCAAGCCTCCAGCATTACATTGTCGGCATCCGTGACGGCAAACCGGCTGTCGCCACCTTCAAAGTCCTAGAGGACGACGTGGTGGTGAACGCATGAAGATCATTCTCCACGGAGTGCTCGCCGACCGGTTCGGACACGAGTTCGAGATCCAAACCGATGTACCGGCCGATGCGATCGAAGGGTTGTCACGTCAGCTTCCGGACTGGCCGCGTGAGCTTCGTATCGATGTCCTCGATTTCGACACCGAGGAGAAGCTGCGCGCGCCGACGGACGCCGCCGAGATCCACCTCGTGCCGAGCATGTATGGCGGCGGCGGTAAGTTTGGCCAGATCATCCTCGGCGCGGCACTGATCGGAGCAGCGTTCATCCCCGGGCTGGGCCAAATCGCTGG